AACGCAAAAAAGCTACAAGCTACGATTCAAGATTTAATTAAAAGCGGGATGGGTGCTCCAGAAGCTACAAAGCTCGCAAATGAAATGGCCCGTGCCGCACGCGATGCCGACCGCGTCAAGAACTCTCTTGCCACAAAGATCGGCGAGAAAGTTAAAACAAAAGAAGAATCTGAGGCCGTTGACCCAAGTGGGAAGTTGCAGAAAAAAGCGGAAGAGCAAATTGCCGCAGGGCAATATAAGGCCGCCGAGGCAACAGGGCGACAATTAGCGGCGCGAGAACTTGAGACTTCTGTGGCCGGAGTCGGATCGGGGCGCGATATGCGAGCAGCGGCAGATATTCTTAAGGATTATTACGGCAATAAGGCTCCAGCATCATTGAGCAAACAAGAGCAACTAGAGCTAACTCGACTCGCTCGCGAGGAGGGTGTATTCAAAGACTTTTCAAAAATGACAGACTCGACGAAAAAGGGGTTGGATAGATTTGCCGACCTTGGCGCAGCGACCACCAAAAAAATGGGAGAGACGACAAAAGCCGTGAAGGACGGAGCAAAGCCACCAGCCGGAACACCTGGGGGCGGGCCAGCAAAAACGCCGAAAGACACGCTTGACTCAATGGTTCAATCCATCCTCGATCTTATTAAAAAAATTGAACCGAAACTACCGCAGCAAGTTTTAGCATAAATTATGGCACATACATATTACGGCAACGACGGCTTAATTTTAACCAGCATCTCAAGGCAAAATTTCGACAGCGGCTTGAGCCGCGTCGATTGCATTTACAAATGCCGGACGACAAGTGCAAACGATCTTGAGCCGACATTAAAAGCGGGATTTCGCATCCCAGATCGTCCAGAATTTATTATACGAGAAAACGCTACGCGCAAGGACGAAACTGACGGATTCACAACTTTCACAACTTCTGGATTTTTTGGGTCTTTGGTGACCGCTCCTGACGCAAATAACCCGATTCCGTCCGTTTTGGGCGCGAATATTGGAAGTTGCAAGTTGACGACAAAGGTTTTGCCGTCGGCTGCGTTTGGGTTTGTCAACATAAACTACGATCTTCAGATTTTGGGCGACACGTTGACGCGCAAATTCACGATGCGTAAAACAGACTCCGTGACGACTCTTGCGCTACCTAAAGCAACTCTAAGCGCAAGGATTTTGCTTGCCACGGCTACTAATTTAAGTATACAAGGGACAAGATACTCGGAGTCTGAGTTAGAAGATAAGCTTTCAAAATCAATGTCGGACAATCCGTTTCTTGTAACCACATACAAAAGTGGGTCATTGAGTCAAGGACTGGTTTCTAACCCAGAAATAATAAGCGTGAATCGTTCCAGCTTTGGCGAATATGACGAGGTGACGGTGACTTGGGGTCTAAAATACAACGATTTTACGCTCACCATTCGCGAAGAAGAGGCTCCTGGGTGGGTGGGTGGATCTTTTTGGTCTTCCGCACGATAAATCCACACTTCTGTTTAACCATGAACGACTTTCCCGTTGACTTCCGCGACCAGATCGCATCCGGCAAATCGGCGCAGCCGATTTCGGCGGCTGCGCTAATGCAAAACTACGCTTGGGCGAAATTGGTTGCCGACGATTCGTATTTGCAGGATACAACTCAAGCAGGCTTCCCTGCTAAGAAATTAAACCTGCCGCCGATACCAAGCACTGGGACGTTCGTTCTGGGAGCAGAAGGCGGCTCGCTGAGTTGGATCGCCACCGAGGAATGCCCATGATCCTAGGCCGCACACCAGCCGGAGCGATCAAGATAAAAACCGACGGCGGCCTTCGCGCTGTGAATTGCGCGTGTTGTGAGCCGCAGGATTTTCAACCGTGCCGTGATTGCGCGCCATTTTCTGGAAATTTCACATTCTCTCTTGCTGGCGATCAAGTGGACATTACAGAAGAATTTCAATATCCTCCGATTATTTGCCCTTCAGACAATTGCAATCTTGTTCCATTTCCAAACATTCCGCCGCGCACTTGCTCCGATTCTTGGGATGCATTTGGGCCAGGAGCGATGAACTATACTAACTTATATATGGTCCAAATTTACAGGGCTGGATTTGGCTTTTTTGGCTCTCCGCCTACGCAACCGTGTTGTTGGGTTTTGTCATTATATGTGCAAGGTATTTTTTTGTTTGATTTCATGGGGTTCCAAGATTTATGCTTCGTAAACGGGGAAGACTCGAAAATAATTACAAGCCTCGACCCGAGGGGATCGTATCCAATGACAATCTTTGAACAATGCATCCCGCCTTTTATGGGCGGCCCTACAGGGTTCAATTTTACCGTGACCGTCTCATGACTTACGAGGAATTTTTAGCGAAAATGCCAGAAGACTTGCGAGAAAAACACGCGCAAATGCGCTCCGCTTTAAATGCAGGTCACCGCTTCGCCCGCTCAGGCTTCGCCACCACCCCGCCCGAAGCCCTCGCCACCCGTGAAGCAACGTGCCGCGCCTGCCCCGAATGGGACGCCACCGCACTCAACGCCACGGGCCGCTGCCGCAAGTGCGGATGCAGCACTTGGGCCAAACTCCGCATGGCAACCGAAAGGTGTCCGATAGGCAAATGGGAAGCTGTTGACAAACCTACCAACTAAATGGCACGCGATCTTTTTATTGACACAACCAACCGCAGGCTGGCGACGAGCTTGACGAGCCTTGCACCCGCTACAACGCCGCGATTCGTAAAGGGCGACAACGGCGCGATCAATCTCTATTTTCTGGAGGCGACAAACGACATATCTACCCCGTTTAATGTTATCGACTACACCGGAACGGATGTGAAATTCGGCATAGGAAGCAGGACAGGCGTCCCAGCATCAGGCACGTTTACATTGTCCTTCGGAGGCCAGACCAGCGGAGCAATCGGATTCAGCGCGACCGCAGGCGCGATATCGTCCGCGCTCAACTCACTCTCAACGATCACCGCCGCAGGAAAGGTATCCGTTGACGGCACGATGGCAACAAACTTCGTCATATCATTCAACTCGGCAGGCACGCAGAGCGCGATCACTGGCAATTTTACTCGGCTCATTCCAACGACGACCGCGCTAATAGACGAGCGCATTGCAGGAGATGCCACCAACGCCGAAATCCAAGAGATTCAACTCCGTCTCGCTCCAGCAGTCTACGAGCCGACATGGACGGATCTCGGCACGGCTTTGACCGTCAGCGTTGCCACCACTCTTACCGGATCGACCCTGCAAAACGAAGTGCAACGCATTTCGTTTTCTCGACCTCCATACCAAGGGAATTTTGTTGTGACTGTGCCGACCTACAACGTGGACATCGCCAGCACGGTAACGAATGGCGTTTTCATAACCTCCACCAATCACGGACTTGCGTTGCAGCAGGTCGTTACATTAACGGGATTCACGGCACTGACAGGATACACGCAAGGCGAAGTTTATTTCGTAACTGCAATCCCAAGCCAGACGCAATTTATTCTCGGTTCGTCAACCATAACCACAGGCATCACCAGTGGCTCGGCAACTGTAACATCGGGAAGCATTGCATCAACGCTCTTGGCGCAAAGTGGGCCGCTTCCCGCCTCGATAAGCGAGAGCGAGCTAGAACTTGTGTTGCAGTCGCTCAATTCTATTGGCGCAAACAACGTGACGGTCAGCGGCATTCAAGGCAAATATTTCGACCTTACATTTGGTGGCGCAAAAGGATTCACCGACCTTTCTACGCTCCAAGTTCAAAGCGGATTGACCGCAGCACCCGGCAAAACAGCCGCCGTTGATTTTAACACGTTCGGCGTCCGCGATCTGCTTCTCAACGCAACATCGGTAACGACCGAGATTGAGATCGAACTAACGACCGCAGGCGAGCGGAGCACGATAATTCTTCAGCCATGCACACTTACCGAAGAACTCATCACCCAAGGCGGTCTGAGCTAATGGACAACCATGCTTTTCATACGTTCGTCGGGACGTCCGCACCCGCAACGGCTGTGTTGATCTCGTTCTCGGAGGTCGAGGCATGGCTTCGCATTCTCTCTCTCGTTCTCGGAATTTGCATTGGCGCGGTATCGTTGTATAAAATGCTGAAATCAAAAAAACCATGAAAATACTATCTACAATCGTTGATTCACTTTCGCAGAACTCGACCTGGAGAGGGCTGATTTTAATCGCAACAGCGGCAGGCGTAAATCTATCACCGGAGCTACAGGCGCAGATCATTGCCGCAGGGCTGGGCTTAGTCGGTTTAATAAACGTGATACGAAAAGGAAAATGAACGCTCGAAAAATTGCGCTCTGGATGATCGTTCTTCATTTGCGTTTCTGGGCATGGCGTTTCTTACGTCATGCGCTGGGTTTAAAAATCCGTCGGTATGTTTGAAGACCGACTACGGCACATTCTGCTACGAATTGCCAGACATCCAAGGCCTCAAAAAATGACGTTCGACGAACGCAGCGAGATCAACCTAGCAACGCTCCATCCCGAAGCGCAAAAGGCCGCACGCGCCTTCCTAGGCGTGGCAAAGACTATCTGTGCAAAGGTGGGATGTGACGTTAAGATCATTAGCGGAACCCGCTCCTACATTGAGCAAGACGCGCTCTATGCGCGGGGCCGCACAATTCTTAACACTAAAATTGTGACTCGTGCAAAAGCGGGATTTTCAAATCATAATTTTGGAATTGCGTTTGACGTGGGCATCTTCAAGGGGAAAGAATACTTCGAAGAACATCCGCTCTACAACGAACTTGGAACGCTCGGAAAATCGCTCGGCATGGAATGGGGCGGTGACTGGAAATTCGTTGACGAACCGCACTATCAACTCCGTCCACATTGGGCAAAGGGCATGACCGAGCGCGATATGCTCGCCAATTTACGCAACCGAGTATCTAAAAAAATAGACGTTCTTGCATGAAATTGATCCTAGAATTTGACGACTCCGAGCGATACGAGCATGAGGTTGCGTGCAAGGCTCTTGACGTTTTGATTCTACTCGACGCGCTCGACTCCGAGCTTCGATCTGCGCTCAAACACCAATGCGGCGAGTTCGCAAATCTGGACGTCGAAACGATGGAATCTGTCCGCACTTGGCTATGGGCGGAGCGTAATTCCAGAAATATTCCAGAACTAAAATAAGTCCGCAGATGCGCTTGGGCATTGGTTGAGCGCATATGTAAAGACTTTTCTCAAAAATTATTTTCGCACTTCGCGAATTTTTTTCTTTTCATTTTTGCGGAGATGAAAGAATGTTTGTCCATCGAAAGCGAAGACCGCTGACGAAGAAACAAAAATAGAAATAGAAAATGAAAATCAAACCCTACAAATTCACCACCCTAGAAAACGCAAAGTCTTTTGCTAATCGTTGCGATAAAATGATGGGAATCTTAATGGGTGATGATTCTAAGTTTTGGGTTGTGTGTATGTCTGATTTCGCAAAAGGAATCAGAAGCGGATACGAAGCAATCTAACATTTACTAAATATATGGAACCTATCAATTTCTTAATCTTGTTCGCCGCCTGTATCACCTCGGCATTTGTAGGGGGCTACGTCCTAGGAAACCTAAAAGCCACCTGCCAAGCGGAACAAACCCGCCGCTGGTGGATGAACCGCCAGATCAAACGGGAGCGCCGCTAGTGACGGCCGAAGAGCTACATGACGCGGAATGCACCTTTACGCGCAATTTATTGTGCGGGATGATCCAACAAGCCGTTGCCGATCTTCAAAGCGAGAAGGTCTTTTTGAGCAAACAACTGAACGATCTTCAAGAACTCGACCGCGATACAGCGTTGCATTTCATCCGCTCCAAGGCATTCCAAGGCATCTGCCACGTCCTCGCATTACCGGCAGACAAGATAAAAACTAAAGCTCTAAAGTATGAACATCGCGATTGATCCAGGCACAACCCACTCGGCATTCGTGCAGTTTCACAACGGCAAGATCGTTGACCACGGTCATCTGCCGAACGAGGAGATCCGCCAAGTGCTCATCGGTCGCGAGTACACTCGATGCGCTTGCGAGATGATCGCAAGCTACGGCATGGCGGTAGGCGCTTCGACATTCGAGACCTGCGTCTGGATCGGACGCTTTATCGAGGTGGCACGGGTAGACGTAGAATTGATCTTTCGGAAAGATATTAAACTTTTTCTCTGTGGCACGATGCGAGCCAAGGATGCCAATATCAGGCAAGCCTTGCTCGATCTCATCGGGCCGCAGGGAACAAAGGCCCAGCCGGGGCCAACCTACGGCATCAAATCCCATTCTTGGGCGGCACTCGCTGTGGCCGTATACGCAGCACAACAAAAAGGAAAATAGAAAATGAAAATAACAAAAGGAAAACAACAACGCGCCCAGCGCGTCGTCATCTACGGAGTGGAGAGCGTAGGAAAATCAACATTCGCGGCCAAGTTTCCGAAGCCGCTGTTTCTCGACATCGAGCAAGGCACGTCCCACCTAGACGTGGATCGTTGCGAGATCAACAACTGGAAACAATTAACGGACGCATTGGCTGAGGCCAAGGCGACCGATTATCAAACCGTAGTAATCGACAGCGCGGATTGGGCGGAACGCCTGTGCGTTGAAGACCTACTCGCAACCAGCAAAAAAACCAGCATCGAAGATTTCGGATTCGGTAAAGGATGGGTCATGGTGGCCGAGCGCATGAGCCGGATGCTGTCATCCATTGACCAGTTGATCGACGCCGGCAAGAACGTGGTGATGATCGCGCACTCGAAGATCGTGCGCTTTGAAGCACCGGACGCACTCGCCGCATACGACCGCTACGAGTTGAAGTTAAGCAAACAAAGCTCGCCACTCTTGAAGGAGTTCGCGGATGAACTTTGGTTCTTGCGTTTCAAAACCAAAGTATCGACAAGCGACAGCGGCAAGGGAAAGGGCCTCGGCGGCAAAGAACGCATCTTGTTGACAACGCACTCAGCAGCCTACGATGCGAAGACGCGAAGCGGACTAGCGGAGGAACTCCCACTGGAATGGGCATCGGTCGCGCATCTATTCGAGGCCGTTGCAACGCCGAAGCATATCGTCGAAGCCGACGAAATGGTTG